TCTTCGCTTCGGAGGTTTGACGTTGCGTCTGATCCTTGTGGAACCTCTCGATCCAGTCCTTCTCGGCGAGAGCCTGCTCCATGCGCTCGTTGAGCGCTTCGCGGCTGTCGATGATGCGGGAGTAGCGGTCCCGGGCCGCCTCGAGCTCCAACTTGGCCTGGCGCACGCGCGCGAGCGCGAGCGGTCGGCGGTCGTCGTCCTCCGAGACGTCCTTCGCCCTGTCCTCCGCGATCGCCATCTCGCGGTCGGCGGCGTTCAGCTCCTTGATGATCTCGCCTTGTCTGGCCTGTGCCTGTTGGTCCCTCTGGTACAGAGCCTCGATCTTCTTGGTGGCCTTCTCGATATCGGGGGGCGGGGGAGGCGGGGTCTTCTCCTTCTCGGGCTCGGCGGATTCGAGCCGCGCGAGCTTGAGCTTGAGGGACTCGTTCTCCTTGCGGACCTGGGATGCGTAGCGGGTCTTCTCCCACCACGCCTTCCCGATGGCCGCGTTGCGGTCGCGCGGGTTGATGATGTGGGCGAACTTCTTGACGAGGTTCTTGTACTCCGGGTCCTCGTCATCGCCCACAGCCGCCTCGGCCGTCTCCGTCCCATCTTCCGACTTCGACTCGGCCTCCGACTCGCCCTCGGACTCGGCCGTGGCCTCGCCTTCGGACTCGTCGGAAACGGCGCTCTGGTCCTCGGAGTTCGATTCCGAAGGGTCAGCCGCAGCATCGTCGGAGGTCGACTCCGCGTCCGCTGCCACGTCAGTTTCGACATCCATCGTTCACCTCCGACCGGGTCGACCGGCCGCGTTCTCGGAAGTGTCCTCGAAAGAGGACACAACGTCAAGGACTTCTACGCCGGGTCGGCTGGAGCCGCGTAGGCGAGGATCTCATCCTCGCGGAGCACGACGATGTCTGGAGTGTCGTCAGAGAGCTCCGAGCCGGCGAACTTCGAGAAGAGCACCCGCATCCCCGGGACGACCGTGAGCGGCAGGAGAAGGCCGTCCACCCACCGCCCGTGTCCACTTTTGAGGACAGTCCCGATGTGCTGCTGCTTCTGATGCGCGTCCGCGACGGCGATCCCCTCGGCGTACTCCTTCTCCGGCGGGTCTCTGCGGACGATGAGCTTGTCGTAGAGCGGATTCCAGTCGAGCACTACTCCTCCTTCTTGGGCTTCTTTTGAGACGACTTCCTCTCGGCCTTCGGGCGAAGCTGTCCGCGACCGCCTGGGCCACGGGTCATCGGAACGCGCTGGGTGGCGTCTGGGTGGAACGGAACCGGCTGGGTCGCCTCCGACCATCCGGGCTGGCCTGATGGGCTGAAGCGCGCCGTTCGCCCCCCGACCGGGCCCTGGCCGGACCCCTGGAGGTGCATCGGGACCGCCTGGGTGGCTGTGGGGCCAGGGCCTGGGCCCTGCGGGACAGAGGATGGTCCAGGCCTCACTGGCCCCCCTGGCTGGCCTGGGCCGGGCGCGGGCGACCTGGTGAGCGGCACAGGACCTGGCCCTGTGGCTGGCGGCCTGGGCTGAGGCGCTGGCGGCCTGGTGGGCGACGACATCGGCCTGTACGGCATCGTGGGCTGCATGGCCGCTGCCGAGGGCGTCATGGCGCCGCCGAGAGCGCCTACGGCCTCCGCTCCGGCCAGCATCCCCGGTGCGGCCATCGGGTCCGTGATCGTGTTCCCGGCCAGGCGCAACACCTTCGAGGCGAAGCTGCCGGGCTTGAGCTCGCCGGCATCCTCGAGCGTGCCGGCGAGCAGGTCGCCGTACTGAACGCCCTGGAGCCCCGTCTCGAGGTCGCGGCCGTAGAGGGCGTAGTCGGAGACGTCGACGGGGGCCTGCGTGCCGGCGGCGTTCGTCGCAGCGCCTGCGATGGCTCTGGCCGGCACCGTGGCTGCGTGCCCGAGCGCACCGAGACCCTCCATCGCGCCCTGGAACCCGCCCTGGAAGACGTCCGCGGCGCGACTGGCGGTCGGATTCCGGCGCATGGCCTCGTAGAGCGCCCTGGACGGATCGGGACTCCTCAAAACGTCGAGCCAGCCCATCTCTGCCTCCTCAGTAGGACTTCGACTTCCGACTGAAGCCCTTCTTCTTGTTCTTGCGACCGTAGTCCCCCACGAGGGCGGCGCGCGCGTCCGCGCCCGTGAACGTGGTGTGGTCGTCTCGGTAGCCCTTGAGCCGGTCCTTCGGGAGCCCCGCCTCGACCACCACCGTCCCCGGCTTGATGCTCTTCCCGATCTTCATCGTCCCCTCCTGTAGCCCTGGAGCGCGTCGGCGGCATTCGCGCCCTTCATGCCGCTGCGGCGGCGCTTCTTGCTGGCGAAGTGTCCGAGCTTCTCCTCGCTCATGCCGGTGCGGGTTTTCTCTCCGGACCGGGCGCGCTCGAGCTCTGCACCCATGAACCTACGCTGACGCTCGCTCACTGCCGGCATGGCTGACCTCCCTCGGTCCACAGCACCCATCGTACTTGCCGCCCACGATCTGCTTCACGAACTCGATTCCGCGAGCCCACCATCGGGCGCGGCACTTCGCATCGAAGTAGTGACCGCAGAGCGAGCAGAACTCCACTTCGCCGGAGTCCTTGCACAGATGGCAGACGCCTCGGACGTTACCCGCCACCGAGCGCCTCCTCTGCGTCCTTGCCGTGGAAGCGCTTCCTCACGCGCTCCACGTAGTCGCGTGTTTCCCTTGGGAGTGGCTCGCCGCGCTTCTTGCGATAGGCCACCCGGGCAGAGCCCGCGTTGTAGGCCGCAACGGCGTCCTCCCAGGAGCCCGCGCGCTCGCGGTTCTTCTTCAGGATGCGAGCCCCGGCCTCGGCCCCGTACTCGGGATCGTGCATCTCTTCCGGCGTGTACCCGAGCTCCTTCGCGGTCTCAGGCATCACCTGAAACTCCCCGCGCGCGCCCCGCGGCGAGACGGCCTTCGACCGTCCCCTGCTTTCGACGTGAGCAACCGAGCGCAGGAGCTTCTCAGGTACGCCGTGGCGCCTCGCGGCACGGCTGATGTAGTCGCCCTTGAGTGGAGGTGCCGTTGCCATCTCAGGCCGCCTGCGGCGCGGGAGAAGCCTGCGCTCCCGGGGTTGGTTGTGGCTGGACCGGGCCGGCCTGGGCGCCAGGCACGGGCGGGGCGGCGCCGGCGGTCGCGATCTGCCCTGTCGCCATGAGCCGGAGCGCCTCGATCACGGCGCGCATCTTCATCACCATGTCGAGCTCGATCGCCTGCATCGCCTGCTCGGACGGCTTCACGATCTCAGAGAGCGACAGCGCGGCGTTCGCTGCCACGAGAGCCTGGTCGAAGTCTGGGAGCATCCGGCGGAAGATCGTGTAGACCTTCTGCTCGAGCGCGTCCGGCAGGAAGCCCTGCGGCGGGGGCATCGGGAACTCCTGCATCGGCGGCGCCATCGGGGGCTGCGGTGGCACTGCGCCGGGCGGGACGGTCGCGGCTGTCGTCTGGAAGGACTGCATCGCGCCCTGGTACGCCTGCATCGCCTGCATCACGAGGGCCGAGCCCTGCTCGTAGACCTGCTGCCACTGGTCGGGCGGGATCTTTCCGTAGATCGGCTTGCTGATCGCCTCCTGCGCGAGCGTCTCCTGGAGCTTCTCCGGCCAGGTGACGAGCGACGGGAGGATCTCATTCCATCCGCAGCGCCGCTGGAGGATGTAGGCGTCGTCCTCGTGCCACCGCTTCCCGAGCACCGCGTACCACGTCGGCGCGTCGTAGAGGGTCGGGTCGACGTTGGGGACCTCGCGCTCCTTCATGAACTTCGTCCAGGCCTGCTCCGCGCGCTGGATCTGGAGCGTCTGGTTCTCGTTCACGTCCTTCGGGAGCTTCATCAGGTCTAGGCACTTGTCGACCGCGGCGGAGTCGGTCAGCTTGTACAGGCCGAGCGTGAGAGCCTCAGCCGTCGCTTCCTTGTTGTAGAGCGTCTGATCGTAGCCAACACGAGCAGCCATCTCGACGCGGATGTCGCCAAGCAGATCCGTGCCCTTGTAGCTCTCCTGCTCGTAGACCTTCCCTTCGCGCTGGACTTCGTAGCTGGCATCCTCCTTCCGGAACGCCCACGTCATCTGGAGGAAGTGCTCGAACACGGACTTGTAGAGCGCGAGCATCGAGCGCTCACGCGGGGCCCGCTTCCGGCTCGCCTCCTCCGACAGCAGCATCAGGCCCGAGGTGGTCTTCACGGACCCGGGGGACTGGCCCATCTCGATGTCCTGCGGCGACCCGAGCGCCTGCATGTCACGGAGGATCTGGGCGCGCTCCTCGGAGTAGACGGAGCCCGTGAGCGGGATCCCGTTCATGACCGCTTCCTTCGGCGTCCACGTTGGGTTCACTCCGTCGTATGTCACCATCCGAAGCGAGCCCGTCTGGTCGTCGCGGGTGAAGACCTCGGCCCCCTCCGGCAGCCACACGGTCGGGATGCCGCGCTCGCGCAGGTCGATCACCTGGGCGTCGAGCTCGTTCAGTCGGCGCTGGAGCGGGACCATGTCGTCCACGAAGCTGCGGCCCCAGAAGTTCCCGGGCATCCGCTTGAAGCGAGCGAAGTGGTACTTGACGCGCGGCACCAGGCGGAAGCCCTTCTCGCCCTCGACCTCGACGCACAGCTCGCGCTTCACGACCTCGTCACCGACCTTGACGAAGTGGGCGCCCTTCTCGAGCCCCTCCATCGGCTGCGGCGGGATGATCGTCTCGAACACGCGGGCGTGGTTGTAGTACGACTCGTAGCCGGAGCCTCCGAAGCTGCCGCCTCCCCCCTGGAAGGTCCGGTCCGCGTAGAGCGGGTTGTAGCGGAGGAGCTGCGCTGGGTCTTCCGGGTCGAGCTTGTCGCGGAACTCCGGGAAGCGCAGCGCGATCCACTCGAGCGGCCGAACCTTGACCTGCGACATGATCCGCTGCTCGTAGGGTTCGACCCCGATGCCTCCGTTCTCCGGGTAGAACTCGTGGATCGAGACGACGTCGATCGAGCCCTCGCCGCGGGGGACCATGAGGCCCATCGGCCTGCCGAAGCGATCCGAGCTCGTGGCCTCTTCCGGCGACATCTCGAAAGGCTTCAGGAGCGAGAGGTTGTCGCAGTAGGGGCAGTGCGCCATCTCGACCTGATCCATCGCGTCGGCCTGGCTGCGGCTCATCTCGCCCTTGAGCTCCACCGGCCGGAGGCTCTGGGTGTGCTTCACCGGCCCGAACATGCCCTCCTCGGTCGGAATGCCAGTCTCGAGGAAATCGCGAGGGATGCGCGGCGAGGCGAAGAAGCGCTTGCACATCGGGCAGCTCACGGCTTCGGGCGCGGCCACGAGCGTCTGCTCGATGTCGTTTTCGTCCCACCACGTCCGGCAGATCGCCACGGCGTCGATGCACAGGTTGAAGACCAGGTGCTCGCGCTTGTCGTCCCAGACCTGCTGCCCCATCTCGTGCATCAGGATGTCCTTCGCGAGCTTCGCGGCGGCGATGTACTCCGGCTTGTTCTTGCCTGCGCTCGTGTCGGGGACGTACTCCTTGCGCGCGAGACGCGACACCTCGTTGTCGACGGCCGGGGCGATCATGTTCGTGACGGGCTGAGGGAACGCCGCGCTCGACTCGCGATGGATGTCCTCGAAGTGATAGCCGCCATCGTGGGCGGCGAGCTGCCTGCGCGCAACGATCCACTGGCGACCGAGGTAGAACCAGAGCTTGAGGGCTGCGGCCTGCGTCTGCCAGCGCCGGCGAGGCGACTTGTAGTCGAGGTGCCTGTCCATCCACCCCCTGATGTCGCCGTCCTCGTCGAGGAGCGTCGGGGTCTTCCGCCACGCTTCCTTCTGGACGATGGCCTTCATGAGTCAGGGCCCTCGTCGAGTTCGACGTTCGGGCCCATCTTCGGCTCGAGGCCGTAGCCTGGGAAGCCCTGCACCATCCTGCGCGCGGGCCGTGCAGCCGCAGGCGGCCTGATGGCTGCGCGGTCTGCCCCGGCGAGGCGCATCGCGATCCCGGGCTCCGCGAGCTCGGCCACGCGCGCCTGCGATTTCTCGACCATCGCGGCGAGCTTGTCCAACTGCGCCATCAGATGCGCGATCTCGCCGTCCTTCGCCCGGCACCCTCGGCAATCGAAGAATCCCATCGCTGTCCTCTAAAGAGTACACCGTCCGTCTAGTATCCGGGGAACTGACTCTGTCGCCATTGCCGCTCCGTTTTCTGGGTGAGCGCGACCTTCTTCCTGATCGCAGCGTGAAGCTGTTGCGACATCTGGTCCACGTAGTCCCTCGGCGGCCTCTTGAGCGCGTCCCGCGCCATCCCCCGCTCGTGCGACCACGCGCGCGGGAGCACCTGCTCGAGCCCCTGGACGAGCATGTCGAGCATGTCGTCGTTCTTGCCGTGCGGGAACGCCGCGCCCTCGTCCACGAGCTGCTTCGCCCAGGGCGCATCCTTCTGGATCCATACGAAGCCGCGTTCGACGAGAGCCGCTGCGCCGTTCACCTGCCAGGACAGGCGCGTCTCCTTCGATCGGCTCTTGTGCTTCCCGCGGATGATACGCCCTCGGTCGTTCTCGAGGATGTCGCAGATCATCGAGCCGGACGCCGTGTCCTCGATCGTGATCCACAGGTTCGGCCAGCGCTTGTCGTAGCCGGTCGGGCCGGTGATCGCCTTGATCGTGTCCGGCCCGTTCATCTGCTTGCGGATCACGTCCATGAGATAGAACTGCGATCCGAGCCTCCCGATGACGCCCATCGCCACGTAGTCCGAGTCGGAGTTGCCCTTAAAGGTCGGGTCGACCGAGATCATGAGCTGGTCGAACTCCTCCGGCTTCGGCGGGACGTCGTAGTAGCGCCACCAGGACCTCTGAATCGAGATCCCGCCAGGCGGCTGCGGGTTGCCCTGGAAGAGCGCCTGGAAGGCCCGTGAACCAATCTCGGCGCGCTTCGACTCGAGGAACACGCGGTCGAAGCGCTCCCAGAGGCACTCGTCAGGCTGGCGCCCGAGCTGGTCGTCCATCTCCGCGATCGCTGGGAGGTGGACGTGATCCCAGACGTCGGCGAAGTCCGGCTGCGCCATCACGCGCCCGGCCAGGTCGTCTTCGTGCCAGCGAGTCAAGATCAAGATCACGACCGGGTCCTCGCCATGCCGGTTCGGCTCCAGCCGCGTGAGGAACGTCGTCGTCCACCAGTCCCAGATCGCGTCGCGGATCGTCTGGCTGTTCGCCTCCTCGGCGTTCTTGATCGGGTCGTCGCAGATCGCGATGTGGGCGCCCTTGCCGGTGATCGGCCCGCGCACGCCGGCCGAGATCATGCCGCCGCCTTCGACCGTCTCCCAGCGGTGGGCAGCCCTGGAGTCCTCGATCAGTCGCGCGCCGATGAACTGGTAGTTCTCGAGCACGGAGCGGCGCACGGCGCGGCCGTACTTCGCGGCCTGCTCGAGCTCGTAGGACGTCGCGATGATCTTGGTCGACGGATCGTGCGCGAGCGCGTAGGTCGGGAACCAGTGGGTAGCGATTTCTGATTTGCCATGCCGGGGTGGCGCCGTGATGAGCAGGCGCTTCTTCCCCTTGCGCTGGTGCAGGCGCACCAGGCGTTCGGAGATGTAGTTGAGGTGTCTGGCGAAGAGGTACGGCTGCGGAAGCTCCTGGGTCGCCGTGACCGCCAGCGTCAGCGGTGACAGCAGATGCGCGAAGTCGTCCTCAACCGACCGGCGCGGGATCAGCATCCTTCTCAGACCGCAGAACGGCCCTCGGCTGTTGAGCCAGCATGGCGGCCGCGACTCGGGCCTCTTCCGGGTTCTCCCGCATGAACGCGCGGAGACGCTCGCGCATCCGCAGGAACCGAGCCTCGTCCTCGCCCGAATCCTCCCTCGCCTTCGGCGGGTCGCCGTAGCCGATGCGCCAGATCCAGACCTCGATCGCGCCGCCCTCTCCGGCCTTCATCCGCTTGGCGAGCATCTCCCGGTAGTCGGGATCGTTCAGGATCGCGAGGGCGTGCTCCCGGCCCATCTCGGAGCGTGACGTGGTGAAACGTCCATTCACGTCCTTCTCGCCCCCGGGCCGGAGGTTAGCGATCGATACCTGCGCCCGGTTCGGGTCCGTGCTCATCGTCATCGCTCACCACTCTTTGCGGATCGCCACAGACGGACGCCACTGCTTCCAGTTCTTCGTCCCGGTGTGGCTGAGCGTGCCTACCACGGAGAAGCTCTTCCCGAGCTTCGCCACGACGGCGAGCTGCTGCTCGTCCTTCGTCCCCACAGCGATCACCGCTCCCTTCGCCCCTGGAGAGAGGGCGGCGACGGCCCGGTCGATCTGGCTCTGGATCGCGGAGTCGTTGAAGGCCCGGATCTCGTTGCCGAGCTTATCCTGCCCGACGACCGAGATGCCCGGCGCCGCGGTAGGTTTCGTGCCGAAGCTCACCCGTTTACCCCGTGCGCACTGACCGTCGTCTTCAGCTCATGGAGAGCCACGGCGAGGAGGCCCGACAAGATCCCACTCCACGGGTTGACCGAAGTCGAGAGGTAGGACACGCCCCAGGTCGCGATCAGTCCGAGGACTGACGGCAGCGTCCACACGAGCACTCGCGGCATCGTGGGCTTCGCCTTTCGCAGCAGATCGACGAGGAAGGGCAGCACGACCGCGAAGACGCCGATCACGAGCTTCTGCATCTCGTCGGCTCCGACCGGCAGCGTCGGAGCGACGTCCTGGGCGAGCGCGATGGCGGCCACGAAGACGAGCGCGAGGGCGGCAAGAACCTTCTTCAGCATCGAGTCCTCCTCAGTTTTGGGGCGCCCGCGCTTCCGCGGCGGGCGGTGCGGTGATGTCCAGTTTTGCCTCGAGCCAGGTGAGGCGCCTTTCGAGTCGCTTCAGCGCATCCTCCCGCTCGTTCTCTTCGACGTCGACGCGCTGGGCGAAGCCTTCGCGGATCATC